ACTGCCGTCATTGTTATATGCAAACTTCTTAAACACTATAACAGGATCATCCGTAAAGTTCCTATCGCCTGCTGAAAAGCAGCTAACGTACCCTCGGCTTTTGAACTGATCAAAAGTCTCGTCCGACACTGCCACACTAACCTCATAAAAAGCAGGATTAAACCTGTCGTTCGGTACAGTAATGTAAGGGTAATAAGCGACTCCTTCAACCACAGAAGGAATTCCATTCATCGTTTTCATTTAGTCCTCTCCTTTCAATTTTAAACTCTCAGTCCCGATATGCCCAACGCCATCTACTAAATTAAAATGTGGTGGCAAATGTTCATAGCTACACCAAGGACATGTCCAGGTTTTTCCATCCATCTTAATATTCTCTACACCTATACTCCACCATAATTCACATTTATCACAAGTGAAATGAAATATATGTTCTTTACTATAATTCAAACTACACTCCTTTGGCTGCTTACCAAGGCATCCTTCTGCTTCTTTCGCCCATGTTCAGTTTCACTATCCTCTCACAGCCGATCAAAGGAGTCTCCTGTTCCACAAAGGAAAGCCTCGACACATACCTGTCTACTGCGCGTACAAGATTATTGGGAGCAGTGACAGACGCTGTGTCACGAACTGCTGTCGATCCGTCTTCTTGTATATCAAACTTCACAACTACAGCGTGTGTGCCTGACGCGGGTGATCTATCCATCGCTCTTTGTAGAGAAGGAAGATGGTCTTCTCGATTGAGAGGACTAGGGCAAGCCTGTGAATAAGCGCTTTGTGCTGTTTCATCTTCCCCACTGAATTCCGTTTCAGTGCTTTGTCCTTCAATCGAATCTAAGCGAGTCCTAAGAAGAATGAGAGCATTGTTTATTTCCTCTAGAAATTCAAGAACAGCAGTTGCTTCACTTTGTAAAAGCTGTACCTGATTCCTTATTTCCTCTTGCCCTCGCAAAGCTCTAGACAATTCCGCAGCAGTCGAATCATGTAAGGCGCTCAACCTTTCTAAGTCCTGCACCAAGTTATCTATACTGGAATCTGTCTGAGTTTGCTGTAAGTAGGAAGCGTTTACATGGTTATTAAAACTATCTCCCAACACTGTTATTTTAGATGCGAGGTTCAGTTCAGACGAATTCCAACCCGCTTCCACTCTTTGTGATCTGGCTATTGCTTGTCGTTTAGCATCAGCTATATTCGTATCGACGTAATCGACAAGATAAATCCCGCCTCCAATACTGATAAGCAGTGCTAATACTGCCGCCCATGAAATAATTAAATTCTTATACATTTTTCTCGTCCTCCAATGAGATTGACTCTACTAATAGCCTATGTGCCGCCTTAGAAACCTGCACATAGAAGCTTTCAAGATTTACTAAACCATTAAAAAATTCTACCTGTGATCCGTCCTTGTATCCAACGAACATAGCAACACTAAGGACATTATCTTTCCAAGTGTCTTCTTTCACCTGTTCAAGTGCCTCTATCATCGCGCTCTTTTGTTGTGTTGTCAGGTCTGGTGTTTCTATTTTTTGTATGTCAAGTGTTTTCATTTGTCCCAATTAAATCTCTCCTAAATGTTCAATAAAATCTGGTATGAGGTCATATATCTCTTCCTCTGTTTTCGGAAGCAGCCCATCATTCTTATTATAGCAAAAGGTTTTGAACCTTGGAATCAGTCGAAACTTTGTAGGACACCGGACACCCATACTCATTACAAATGCTTTGGTATAGATGTCAATAATCCTTTCGTCTTCGGACAGGCCTGCGTGATATGTCTCGCGCCAATCTCCTGTCTTTGTCCAGTATTTAGAAGCCATGTCTCACCCCTGTACAAAATTCAAAAGCCCTATATTATATCATATTCAACAGGGCCTGTCAACATAAAAAGAATTCCACGTACAAACAAAAGACTCAGCCCCCACCCGGCCCTTACTAGCCTTATAGCGTCGCTTGTTTAGGCGGCCATCTTTTCACCTGGACTGTCCGGCTTATCGTCCTGCGACGAGCTAAACCGCGCTTTCCGTGTGTGAAGGCTAAGTCTTAAGGAGCATTTTTATGACATGCCCAGGTCTTTTTCCTACGCGGCTAATTGTAATCTCGCCGCCGACCTTACTCGTTCATTCCTTCGCACCTTAATAGATGCAATGTTGCCCTGTGCAGTTTTCTTCGCAGCATTAGCATGTGTTGCCCAATGTGTCATAGCATTGAACACCGCCCACTCATTGCTGCCTAGAAGCTTCTGCTCTGAGCCATACTGATTCCACATATACATTAGAGCCTTGTTACGATAAACTTCCGGCTCTTCAAGCAAGCTATGTACCGCCCTGAGAGGGCAGCTCTTCGGAAACTTGCAATTCGCCGCCTCTGCAAATACTCCAAATGCTGCACGATTACTGATCGTCTGATTTTTCCAACGCTTCCAACGATCTGCTTCCTGTTCATACACTGTCAAAGCTTTGCTTATTTTACCAACACCCTGTGCAATGTTCAACGATGGGGTGTGCTTTGATTTATATAAACTAAACCCATCAATAGCTACCTGTGTATTCAAGCACAACATCCGTACTGCACCAGCTTCAAGAGTAAAGCACCAGCTACCATCAAAGCTAGAATAAGCAGAGATTTGTAACACTGACTCGTCGCCTCCACCTAGATCAACAGTGTGAGAAGGCAGAGTGTAAACCGCGAAAGCTCTTGCGCCATTATGACTTTCTTCCATGCGTCGTTCGAGTCCTTCCAAATTCAAATCAGAATTAACAAGGATACGTTCGGCAGCTTTCCAAGCATCACGATACTGTGCCATCTGATACCTGTCACCTACTATTGAAAGTGGCTCGTCAGTGTCTTGACGGTACAACACTTTCTTCCCTGAGAACTGTGCGTTCTTAGTCCCACTATACCCTGCCGGAACACTATATTGAACCGGCGCTTCTACAACGGTAAAGTTACCAGCTTCATACTCTCCCAAGCTTTCCAAGATTCGCATGTTCTTATTAACTTGTTTATCTAGTTGTAATACTTGCATTTCAATTCCTTTAAATTGTTAAAGTGTTTAAGTTGTTTAACATGTCAATAGTATATCACATCTATCATTCAAAGTCAACCCCTTTCAATCCGTCTACAAAATCAGCAACGGATTCAAACTCTTTGTTGTTAAACTCCCAAGCGTTTTCACGCCTACCCATCTGTTCAATCTCGTCCTCGACCTCATAAACATCCCCTGTCCAGTAGGCACTTTCCAGGGTGTGTCCTGATCGCGTTATCCTACTACGCATCTGCTTCCTCCTTGGCCTCAATAAAAAACGAAATGACTGAATTCCCATCGAGATCACACAGGCGCTTCTTTTCCGTAGGTAATTGATTTTCTACGGCTCCTCCTTGAAACCGGTCAGACGATACCTCCCATTTATATTTTTCTTTCAGTAAGTTTATAACAGCTTCCTCAACTTCCCAATAACTTAACTCAATTAACATTTTAATTTACCTCAGTTGTCAGATGAAATCGCTTCCTCAGTCCATAGATGCAATGCAATGATAGCATAATGAATAATTTTAAGCAAGTCTCCTTGATTTTTATATTCACCTGTGATCGGGTCACGCTTCTTTCCATACCTCATTGCATACTTCATAATGTTCCCAATGCAAAAGCCTTCACCATGTCCTGCATCTATTATCATGTCAGTTGCTTGATACTTATCGTTCGCATAGTGTTGTTCGTATGTTTTGTCGATGTATCTTTTAATCTGCTTGACAGTGTTCTCTTCATTAAATTTATAATCAATCATACATCTCCACCTTAATTTTTTTACGACACCTTTTTACTTTGTCGCGCTTCTTTCGATCCACATGTGTCGAAGGTTTCTGAAACTTGTCCATATGCTTCTTAACAAAATTGTTAATCTTTCTTTTCACCTTCCTTCTCCACTTCCCAAAATTCCTTGAATAAACAATACCTTATGTCGCCTTCGTCCGTTTCGTATGTGAACTGTGCTGACAAGATACACGTTACCACACCTGTACTAACCATGTCAAGCTCTATCTGTTCGTGTATGATTCTGTCTCCTACTTTAGGACGTTTCATCAACCTCACCAAAAGTTTCCTCTTCTTCGTAACGCTGTTGCTCAAGCTGCGACTGATGTTGCCAAGTCTGATCATCGAAAGTTTGAGCCATTGTTATGTCCCGTAAAACATCTGTCAATTTAAATTTATCATTCACTTTCTTTCTCCTGTTGTAAATAAATATTTCTTTCTTTCTCGTTAATGATTCCAAATTTTATAAACTCTTTCTGCACTGATGTCAAGTTTGGAAAAACATTTTGAACCCGTTCGCCGCTTTCCCAAGCGTCTAATTGTTGACGAGTGACAGGGATGTTCATCACGTTTGCTTCACCCG